AATACAATCGCTTTATTCCAATGATTAGTGTAAAAATGCCTTACATTGATCTACTAGGTTATAATGCCTGTGTAAAAATAGATGATAAAGACTTTGATAGCACTAATCCCGGTGTATGGGTACACAAAGTACATGATTTAAAAACTCGTGATACTTTTACTGATTGGTCTAAATACACCACAGACGAAATTATTACTTGACAAAATGCAACAAGAACGTTATTATGAATATATGAAACGGCGCAACAGAGAAGAGGACGCTAAATTGAACGCATTAGAAAATGCAAAACGCAGCATTTGGGTAACTTTTACAAAAGAAGGTATCCACAAATATCCAGCAGCACTTGACGATCCAGCACTAGCAACAGGTGACGAATATGATGTTAGCTTTTTAGGCTATCCACATCGTCACATGTTCCACTTTAAAGTGCAAATCCAAGTTACACACAACGATCGTGATATTGAGTTTATTCAATTCAAGCGTTGGCTAGAATCATTGTATGCAGGTGATATCTTGCAACTTGATTATAAGTCATGTGAAATGATTGCAGATGACTTGTATACACAAATTAACAGCAAATATCCCGGCCGGTTTGTTGTTATTGATGTCGCCGAAGATGGCGAAAACGGCTGTCAAATTGTATACCCAGCATAAAGGAAAAAGGTATAATGACTATCACAAATCCGGTAGTAAACAAAGTATTTAATGATTTAGATGCTTATCGTGATTATTGTAGATTCGAAGGTAAAGTATTTAACGAAAAGGCACTTTACAAAAAAGATGATCCAAACTGGCAGGCATATCAAAAGTACTGCAATTGGTTACGTGCAAAGGCTCGTGCTAAAGGACGTCGATAATGCGTAAACTGTTTTATATGGGCTTAGAGCCTTACGAAGGCAGATACACATTGCAATTGGAAGAATGGTCACGTCGAGCATTTCAGCGGCGTGGAATAGACTGGGTAAATGTTCCTGGCACAACTATTGATAATACAAAAGCAATTCAAGTAGGCCAAGTGTTAGATGCACATGGCCGTTCTTACTTTGCAATGTCGCAAATGATGAACTTGGTTCAAATGATGCGTAACGGTGAAGTTACAGGCGAAGATGTTATTTTCTTTGAAGATATGTTCCAGCCTGGTATGGAATCTTTGCCTTATATTATGGATCAGATTCCAGCAGAACAACGCCCACAAGTTTGGATTCGTTGTTTAGCACAAGCAGTTGACCCAGATGACTTTGTACACGTTTGGGGTATGGGCAAGTGGATGAGTTTGTATGAAGAAATGTGCAACGAGTTTGTTACTGGCGTATTAGCAAGTAATGAAGAAATGGTTGCACACATGAAGATTGCAAACTGGAAGGCTCCTATCTACAACATCAGCGGACTTGCGTTTGATAAAACTGAAGTTGCTCTACGTGTTGGAGAAATTAAACCATGGAGTGAACGTGAAAATCGTGTTGTATTTGCTGCACGTTTTGATCAAGAAAAACAACCAGACTTTTATATGGATATGATTGAAGAATGGTATGGCACACCTGGTACAGCAGACGTAGAGTTTTGTATTGTGCAAGGCGGTCCATTACGCAGCAACAATCAAAAGTATATTGACCGTGCTAGAAAAATGGAAGAGCGTGGACAACTGGTAATTTACGAAAACTTGAAAAAGAATCATTACTATGATATTGTAAATCGTAGTAAGGTATTATTCAACTGTGCTTTACAAGACTGGACTAGTAATACTGTGAGTGAAGCAGATGCATTAGGCTGTAACGTACTATTTCCAGCATATCGCAGTTTTCCAGAGATCTTTGCAAATGATCATACAAGAATGTATGTTCCTTGGAGTGTTGAAGATGCAATGAACAAACTAGGTACATTGCTCGATGCTCCGCATAAAGACTTAGGCAAAATTAGTGATTGGACCAGTGCGACTATTGATCGTTATATTGATATCATGCAAGGTAATGGCGAGCAATGGCGTAGAGATAGCAATCGTTATCGTGATTATGTTGCGGAGACAAAATATTGAGAGTACTGGTCACAGGTGCAACTGGTTATATTGGCAGCCATGTATGTAAACTATTGAAAGAGCATGGACATCACGTTACTGCTTGGGATATTAACATTCACGGTGAATATAATGATATTATGGCATACTGTGATCATTATTCTTCTTATGATATTACCAAGTTTGTACATGGCGACTTTGATGCTGTTGTACACTTAGCAGGACGCAGTGTAGTACCTGATAGTTTAAAAGAACCAACAGAGTACTATCGTGTAAATGTTATGGGCACAGCAAATTTGCTAGATCGTGTACAAACAGATCATATATTATTTGCAAGCACTAGCAGTGCTTGGGAAATGGCAAGCCCGTATGCACGTAGCAAAGTGGCAGCAGAAGACGTAATAAAGGAGAAAGCTAATGGATACACTATCTTTAGATTTTTTAACGTATCTGGTACTGACGGGCATAATCGTCAATTGGGCGTTCCTACCCATCTTATTCGTGTTGCTGCTATGGTGGCTGCTGAGAAACTATCCAACATTAAGATCTTTGGTACGGACTATGATACTAGGGATGGTACTTGTATTCGTGATTATATTCATGTTGTTGATTTGGCTCGTGCCATTGTCAACGGAGTGGAACGAGGACCCGCCAATACACCGTATGAGTGTTTAGGTAGTAACACAGGATTTAGTGTATTAGAAGTTTTAGATACAATGGAAAAAGTATCTGGTAAAAAGTTAAATAGAATTGTAGCACCTCGTAGAGAGGGTGATGCAGTAGCAAGTGTAGTTGATAATTTAAGTAATCTTGTTACACTTACAAAAAATATCGAAGACATGTGCTTTGATCAATATAAACTGGAGATTGAAAGAAATGACTGATAGTGATTTAGAACTAAGACGTATTGTAGGACTTGCAAGACAAGCATATCTACAAGGAGATTATATGTATGCATTGAATATTCTAGCAGATGACGTAACACCTTTTTACAATGAAAACAAAGATAATCTTACAGAAGAAAAATTAACATCAGTTACTGATGCAATGGTAGCAGGTGTAGAAAATAACGATTATGAAACACTTTTGTCACTTGCAGCGGATTTGAGCGATTATTATGACGAACAAGGTTGGTAATGCCACAACAGACGAATCCGGCATGTATGTAATAACAGATAGTACAGGTGACATTACAATCACCTCAGACTATGTAACAATGTCTAATAATACAAGTTTAGATATCAACAACTATTATGGACACACAATTGATATAAGTACAATTACAAGTAGCACAATTGATACTAGTGGATTTGATGATTTAATTTCAATGGATGATCTAACTATTACACTCAATGAACCTGTAGAGTTTGAAGACCGCATGCCAAGTGTTGCTAAAGTTGAAGATATGTGCAATGATTATCCTGCATTAAGAAAAGCCTATGAACAATTTAAAAGTATATACGCAATGGTTCACCAAGACTGGAAAGGCAGACAAGACGCAGAAAATGAGACTCCATTTTAGGAAAAAACAATGATACACACAGTAGAAGAACTTATTCAAAGAATCAATGTTATGAAAGATACAGCAATCATGCTGCATCGTAAAGCAGAAATTGGCGATCAAATAGCATGTAGACAAATGCTAGATGATATTCAATCAATGGCATATATGATAGCAAGAATGGAAACAAAAGGCGAAGTTAAGACAGACAGGAAAAGAATGTATGGAGCGTAAACATTATACATGGGATGACGTACATAAGTGCGCTCACAAACTAGCATTAGAAATGTACAAAACTGGATTTCGACCAGACTATATTGTAGGCCTTAACAGAGGCGGACTACCGGTTAGTGTTGTGCTTAGTCATTTACTTGACTGCGATCATTATGCGCTAGATGTTAGACTGCGTGATAACAAAGGTGAGTCAGGTCCGGAATCAAACTGCTGGATGGCCGAGGACGCTTTTGGTTATGTATCTGAGATTGATAGAGATGACGTTTGGAGTAAAGCAACCAGTGATCCTGCAAATAAAAAGAAAATACTTATTGTAGATGACATCAACGATACAGGTGCTACTTTCAATTGGATTAAACAAGATTGGCAAAGCGGTTGCTTGCCTGACCATCCAAACTGGGATACTGTATGGAATCAAAACGTAAAGTTTGCTGTGATGTGCGAAAAGACACATACAAAATTTGATGGTGTAGATTATATATGGGACGAAATAGATACAAGCGAACAAGACACTTGGATTGTATTTCCATGGGAATATGATTAAAGATTGGTCTGTAGATAAAATAAAAAACGAGATAAGTAAAATATCGTATGCAGAAAGCGATGCATTTGAAACTGGCTTTATTACATGGTCTTGTAAACAAGACTTATACGAAATAATGTGGCATGTTGAAGAAGCACTAGGTAAATGTGGCACTTATGCAGGTGAAGAAGAATTTTTAAAGGAACATGATAAAAAAGTCATGTGGAAAGCATTAAAGGAGTAATTATGTTTATTGTAAAAGTACAAGGTGCAGAAGATGACGAAATGGTAATTTTAGACCACGAAACATCCGAGGGAAGAGAAATAACTGTTTTTGCAACCCGCGAAGCAGCACAAGAAATTGCGAATCAGTGGACAGGCGGTATTGTAGAGGCGTACACAGAATGAGTTGTGGTTGTGGAAGATCGCCAACTGGTCGATGTATTGGTTGGCATGCACTAACTGAGGAGCAGTACCTCGAGAAAAAAGCACAATATGAAGAAAGACAGAGACAGAAGGAATCAAAAGAATGAAACAACAATTAGTTAAAGCTGCTCGTATGCACGCCGAAGGCGAGTTAGAAAGAGCAAAAACAAACATTATGGTTTATATGAATCAATCAGTAGGCATTGGTGAGCACAGTGATATTGTTGAAGCTATCCAAGAAGAATTGGATAAAATGGCAGCAGCAGAAGATCGCATCGAAATGTTAAACAAACATTTTGCTTGACAAAAACCTAAATACATGGTATACTTTTATTATGAAGGTATACCATTTTTTATGACATCCTCGTCTATAACTCGGAGTAAACTTATATGACAAATATATCACATGAAATTGCCCGTCGTGTTCGCAACGACAACGGTCGCTATTGGGCAGGTGACAACATTTCGCAATGGCTAGAGCCCGGCGATAAAGATAAATTAATTGACGAACTAACTGTAAAGTTTGAAAGTATCTTAGACAGTCTTGTGATTGACAGAGATACAGATCCTAACAGCATGGATACAGGTAGACGTCTTGCTAAAATGTATATCAATGAACTAATGGCAGGTCGTTATGATCCTGCGCCTAATGCAACAGCATTTCCAAATGATCCTAAAGATGGATATGATGGTATGCTTGTTGTTCGTAGTGAACTTAAAAGTGTTTGCTCACATCACCATCAACCAGTAAGTGGTGTAGCATACATTGGTATTATTGCTGCTGATAAGTTGATCGGTTTAAGCAAATACACTCGTATTGCACAATGGTGTGCTAGACGTGGTACGCTGCAAGAAGAACTTGCAATGGATATTGTGCGTGAAATTAAAGCAGCAACAAACAGTAAAGATGTTGCATGTTATATTCAAGCAACACACGGTTGCTGTGAAAATAGAGGTATTATGGCGCATAGTTCACTAACACAGACTACTGTACTAGAAGGTTGTTTTAAAACAGATCCTGGTGTTAAAAAAGAGTTTTTTGACAATATTAAATTACAACAGGAGTTTGCACCAAGATGAGCGATTGGATTAAAATTATAGGTTATCTGATTGCTATTATTGTTATCTTTGGATCTATTGGCTGGTACACAGTACATACATGGAGTGACTGTTTAGAAGAAAACAGTGTATTAACTTGTGCAAGGATGTTATACAAATGAAATTAAGATATAGTGAAGCATTTTATTCAGTACAAGGCGAAGGTAAGTTTGTAGGAGTGCCCAGTGTATTCCTGCGCACCTTTGGTTGTAACTTTCGTTGTATGAACTTTGGTGTTGATAAAAGCGTAGGCGATCGTTGGAAACAACACGCAGAAGGCCAACGTTACAATGCAGAAGTAAAAGCATTGTTGGATGACGGTATTGTAGAAAAAACAGAAAAGTTTGAAGACTTGCCTATTGTACATACAGGTTGCGATACATACGCAAGTATCTATCCAGAGTTTAAAGACTTTAACAAATTGGCCACTATTGATGAAGTAGTAGAACACTTGTTGAGTCTTTTGCCAGAAGGCAAATGGACTATGGATAACGGACAAGATGTACATCTTATTCTAACAGGCGGCGAGCCATTACTTGCTTGGCAGCGTTTATATGTTGAGCTATTTGAACACCCAGGTATGCAGGATTTAAAAAATGTTACAATCGAAACCAACACTACACAGCATCTACACGATGACTTCTACAACTATCTCAATGGTCACGAAAGAATTCAACTTACTTTTAGTTGCTCACCGAAATTATCCGTTTCGGGCGAGTCTTGGGATGATGCTATTAAGCCTGATGTTGCTCGTGAGTATTCCCTTGTGGATGGCAGCGATATGTACTTTAAGTTTGTTGTTGCTGATCAAGACGATGTTGATGAAGTTGGTAGAGCAGTTGATACCTATCGTGAAGCAGGCGTGGACGTTCCTGTATATCTCATGCCGCTTGGGGGTAGGTCGGAAGAATACACTCTCAACGTACAGGAGGTGGCGAACCTCTGTATGGAACGAGGGTGGAGGTTCTCGCCAAGACTGCACATTAGCCTATTCGGAAATGCCTGGGGCACTTAAAGAAAACTTAGATAGTATTCCAAAAGGCATTAAAAGCGAAGAGGAATACGAAAAGATAAGGAAGCAATTATGAAAGATCCAAAAGTAGCCGAAATGATAAAAGAACTTAATACACTTATTAAAGATGTAAATAGGTTAAACGTAAAATTATATAAACAAGGAGTATCCTATCGGTTGCACGATGGATACAACGATGATACAGAATCTAAACTTATTGAGATACAGTATCTAAAACAAACGGTGGAATACTAATGAAAAAGTGGCTTAAAGACATAACAGGTATAACTGCTAAAGAAAAAGAAATTGAAGAAAAAGAACTAGCTGTTTTAGATAAAACAGATCCCAAAGCTGCTGCAACAAAACGTGGTGAGCCTTGGGTAAACGTTCTTGATATGCAAGTTAATGAAGAAAACATTAGAAACGGGTTTTTTGAGTTAGATTGGAACAAGTTTTTTATTCAAGAATTAATCCAAAACGGTTATGGTACAGAAGCTGATTTAGAAGAAGAAATAGTTGATCGTTGGTTCCGTGATATTATTTACAATATGTTACAGGAAGAAGGACTTGACACATCACGAAATGCCGGTTATATTAATGTAGTACCAATAGACAAAGGCAAAAGTGAAGTATCATGACTTATATTTTAATTGACACTGCTAACACATTCTTCCGTGCTCGACATGTTGTACGTGGCGACATTGATACTAAAGTTGGCATGGCAATGCATATTACCCTTAACAGTATTAAGAAAGCGTGGCAGGACTTTAATGGTTCGCACGTTGTTTTCTGCTTAGAAGGACGCAGTTGGCGTAAAGACTTTTACGAGCCGTATAAGCGCAACCGTAAAGAACATCGCGATGCAATGAGTCCACGTGAAGCAGAAGAAGATAAAGTGTTTTGGGAAATCTTTGATGAGTTTAAAGAGTTTGTTACAGACAAGACTAACTGCACTGTATTACACAATCCTGTACTAGAAGCAGATGATCTTATTGCTGGCTGGATACAAAATCATCCAGATGACGATCATGTAATTATTAGTACAGATGGCGACTTTGCACAATTGATTGCTCCTAACGTGCGGCAATATAATGGTGTTAGTAACACAACTATTACCCATGAAGGATACTTTGACGACAAAGGTCGTCATGTTGTGGATAAGAAAACTAAAGAACCTAAAGCGTCACCAGATCCTGCTTTTATGTTATTTGAAAAATGTATGCGTGGTGACACTAGCGATAATGTGTTTAGTGCTTATCCAGGTGTACGCAAGAAAGGCACTAAGAACAAAGTAGGTTTGTTAGAAGCATTTGCTGATAAAGAAACTAAAGGTTACAATTGGAATAACATGATGCTACAACGTTGGGTAGATCATGAAGGTATAGAGCATCGTGTACTTGATGATTACAATCGTAACGTAACACTTTGTGATTTGACTGCACAACCTGAAAATATTAGACAAGAAATAAATAACACAATTAATCAAGCAGAAAGTAAAAATGTAAGTCAAGTAGGCATGCGTCTAATGAAATTTTGTGCTCGTTGGGACTTACAACGTATTGCAGATCAAGCAGCTAGTTATGCTGAACCATTACAAGCGAGATATAATTCATGAGCGTAAAAGCAAAACCAGTATTAGAAAACAAATTTTGGATAGTAGAAGATAACGGACAAAGAGTAGGCACATTGAGTAAAAACGAAGATGGCTTTATTCTTGCAAAACAAGGCGATGTTAAAGTTTACTCAAACGAACGTCAGCTAAAAAAACATGTTGGTTTGCAATTTATTTTAAAACAAATTAACAACAAAAATTCAAACGAAATATATGAAGTACATGGTTATCCATCAAAAGGATTACCTTATAATAGTATGTTTGATATTAAAAGAAAATTGCCTTTATTCACTAAAAGTGAAAAAAGTAAAAGTGTTTATTGTGCAGGATTTTACTTAATCAAATTCAATGTTAATTGGCTTAAAAGTTTTTGTCCAAAACTGATTACAATAGAACGTAATGATTACATCGGGCCTTTTAAGACTGAATTAGAAATGAAAGAAAAACTAAAGCATGTCAATAGAACCAATTAATACTATTCCATTACAACAATTTATCCAAAAAGTAAAATCAGCAGATAGTAGCAATGCTAGAGAGGTTAAACTTGATATTACAACTGCAAAAAATCTTGCATTTACTTTAGGAATAGTTTTAGCAAGACTAAATGGCGATTTAGAAAAATTTGTTAAAGAAAACGCAGGCGGTTCTATTGAAGATATTGTAATAGAATTAGGTAGTAAAGGCTCGGATTGGTAATTAAAGGCGTATAAAAAGGATAAATATATGCGTAGTTAATCGGAGACGCATATGAGTAGACCTAAGCCAAATATACTAATGGAATATACCAATCCAGCTACTTACAAATGTGAACAAATTTTAGCAGCTGAAGCAATTTGGGCTGTTTTTTATAATAATGAGCCTTTTAATCTTAAAAGTTCAAATGGTTTAACAAACTACCCCGGTCCTAAGTATAAAAAAACAAGTTTCTCAAACCCTGGTCATGCACATAATCTAGCAAAAAAATTAAATCAAATGTTTAAAACTGATTTGTTCACTGTTGTAAAGTTAACTAACGGTGAAACTATTTCAAATGAATAAAATTGTATACACAAAATTATTTTTACGAGAATTAGGACAAAGCACAAGCGAACAAAATGTAAAAGCAATGATGCCTATATGGTGGTACAACACACGTAATAAAGATGTTGGTGGACTTAGACTTACCGACGACGGCATGGATGTTATTACTAAAATAGAACTACAAACATATGATATTCCATATCCACGTGATATGCCCATGACAACCCAAGTTATTATCTTTTTAGATCAATTTATTGACTGTCCTTACTATCTTACAAACAGAAGTATTACTGTTACAAACGAAAAAAAAGCAGTCGAACTTACTCTCTTTAGTGGCGATTTACGTAAGTATGGACTTACAAAAGCAATGAAGAGACAAGGTAATGAGAATTGATTTACATGGATGTCACATACACGAAGGATGGCGCAAATTTAAACGTTCTATAGAACGAGCATATTATGATAATTATAAAAAAGTTACAGTAATAACAGGACAAGGTGCAATGATGCGTGAATTTCCTACATGGGCACAAAATCATCCACTTATTAGAGAATACAGACAAGAAAGACACAATCCAGGAAGTTTTTTGGTAAAATTAAAGAAAAAAGGTTGACCTTTGATATCAATTACTATATAAATTATGTATAGGCACTGAAACAAAAAGGAATACACATGTCAGAAGCACGTACTCTTAATCCAAATAAAGCTAAAAATGCACTGCGAGTTGCAATGCAGAAACAACGTCCGATCTTTTTGTGGGGTCCTCCAGGTATTGGTAAGTCGGATATTGTTGCGCAGATTACAAATAGTCTGCCTAATAGTTTTCTAATTGACATTCGTTTGTCACTTTGGGAACCGACAGATATTAAAGGCATTCCGTATTTTGATAGCAATGCTAACAAAATGGTTTGGGGTGCTCCAGCAGAGCTGCCAGACGAGGCTATGGCAGCTGAATACGATCATATTGTTTTGTTCTTAGACGAGATGAACTCAGCTGCTCCTGCTGTACAAGCGGCAGCGTATCAGTTAATTCTCAATCGTCGTGTAGGACAGTACAAACTGCCCGACAACGTGATTATCGTTGCGGCAGGTAACCGCGAAGCAGACAAAGGTGTTACATATCGTATGCCTGCTCCGCTTGCTAACCGATTTATTCACATCGAAATGGGTGTTAATTTTGACGACTGGTTTAACTGGGCAGTTGACAATAAAATACACCAAGATGTTGTCGGTTATTTGCAATTTGCTAAACAAGACTTATACGATTTTGATCCTAAAAGTTCAAGCCGTAGTTTTGCTACTCCACGTAGCTGGAGTTTTGTAAGCGAATTGCTAGACGATCAACTCGACGAAGGCACTACAACAGATTTGGTTGCAGGTGCAGTTGGTGAAGGGTTGGCTGTCAAATTTATGGCGCACCGTAAAGTCGCTGCAAACATGCCGAATCCTACCGATATTCTCAACGGTAAGGTTAAAGAGCTACAAACAAAAGAAATCAGTGCCAAGTATTCCTTGACTGTATCTCTTTGTTATGAACTTAAAGAAGCATCAGACGCAAATGATAAAAAGTTTGATGACAAAGTAAACAACTTCTTGCGTTTTGCAATGGATAATTTTGAAACAGAATTAGTAGTAATGGGCATTAAACTTGCACTTACACAATATTCGTTGCCAATTGATCCAGACGAAGTTGAATGCTTTGATGAGTTTCATGAGCGGTATGGCAAATACATCAAGGCTGCACAAAGCGCATAACGGTGTATAATGGGCAACTTTCGAGTTGCCCATTTTTTTTGGTTGACAGATATGTAAATAGTGTTATATTAATATTAGCACTGATGAAAGGAATACAATGTTAGACTTTAGTTACGTAACCGCAATGAAAATGTCTGCAAAAGAAACACAAACAAAATTAAAATCATGGCAGCCAGATCCTGATATTTCTGAAAAAGATTTGCTTGCTATGCGTGAAGAAGTACATGAGCGCATTATTACTGCTCGTGTAGGTTTGTTGTTGCGGCATCCGTTTTTTGGTAACATGGCAACACGTCTAAAAATTGTACCTGCAGACGAGTGGTTAATGACTGCCGCAGTAGACGGTCGTAACTTATATTACAATACACAATTTTTTAATGCTATGGACAATAAAGAGATTGAATTTGTCCTTGCACACGAAATTTATCACATGGTATATGATCATTTAGGTCGTAGAAATGATCGTAATCCAATGCTTTATAATATTTCAGCTGATTATATTGTAAATAATGAACTTGTAGACGGACGGATCGGTACTAAACCTAAAATTGTGGATTGTTATCAAGATTTTAAATACCGTGGCTGGACAAGTGAAGAAGTTTATGACGAATTGTTTGAAAAAGCTAAAAAAGAAGGTGAAGAATTTTTAGAACAACTTGGCGAAATGTTAGACGAGCATTTGGACTTAGAAGGTGACAGTGAGGAAGAAGGTAAAGGAAAAGGGCGTCCTAAGTACAGCAAAGCTGAAATTGATCAAATAAAAGATGAAATTAAAGAAGCAATGATTAATGCTGCTCAAACTGCTGGTGCTGGTAATGTGCCTGCTGGAGTAGAACGTCTTATAAAAGAACTTACAGAGCCTAAAATGAACTGGCGTGAATTGTTACGTCAGCAGATTCAAAGCACTATCAAAAGCGATTATACATTTAGTCGTCCTTCACGCAAAGGCTGGCACACAGGTGCTATTTTACCAGGTATGAACTTTATGGATACTATTGACATTTGTATTTCAATAGATATGAGTGGTTCGATTGGTAACGATCAGGCTAAAGACTTTTTAGGTGAAATTAAAGGCATTATGGACGAATACAAAGATTACCGTATTAAATTGTGGTGCTTTGATACGGCTGTATATAATGAACAGGATTTTAGTGCAGACGGTGGCGAAGACTTGACAGAATACGAAATCTTTGGTGGCGGTGGCACTGACTTTATGGTTAATTGGACATATATGAAAGACAACGATATTCAGCCTAAAAAGTTTATCATGTTCACCGACGGCTATGCTTGGGATAGCTGGGGAGATGAGAACTACTGTGATACTATTTTCATTATACACAGTAACCATAATAAAGAATTGCAATCACCATTTGGCGTTACTGCTCATTACCAGGAGGCAGCGTGAAAAATCTAATTAAAGAATTAGATGTACTAAAATTAAGACGTGTTGATTTTTGTCCAGAGCATTTTGTTACAACAGAATTAGAACGTTCTTATAATCTAGAAAACGCTATGGTGACTTGGATAGAAGAAAATCTAAGTGGAAGGTACTTTTTTGGAATAAATGTTATACTTAAAAATAACAATCTATCCAAAGTATATACAATAGGATTTGAAAAGGCAAGCGAGCTGAGTTTTTTCATGTTAGCTTGTCCACATTTAAAATATAATTAAATATGCGCAGATAATTACATATGTAGAAGGAGAAAAAATACATGTCAGCGACAGAAGCACAAACTTCAAATGATTTAAACATTCAAGACCTAGCAGTAATGCGTGGTGTTATTGAATTGGCAACCGAACGTGGAACGTTCAAAGCCCAAGAGCTTGCTGCTGTAGGTACACTTTTCAACAAACTAGATACTTTTCTAAAAACGGTTGAAGAGCAAGCAAAAGCAGCACAAGAAGGTGCTGAAGCAGCACAACAACCAGCCGATGACGGCACAGGAGAAGATAATGGCTAACATTAAACATGTGGGCAGAATTGCCCACAATCAAAGAAAGGTTATTGTTGCATACAGAGTTATTCCTGGCGATCCAGAGCACTGTTTAATTGTAGCAACAGAAAGCCTTAGTGCAGATGAACACGATGCACTAATTAAAGCTGTAGAATCAGCAAGTGGACAATCAGCATATGAATTTGCTGAAGCTATGGCTCGTAACAGTTTACCAGATGGACGCAATATGCTTGCTGGTTTTCAAAAAACTGGTAAATTCCAAAAAGTACCAACTAAGCTAGTTGAAATGACTCCTAATACAGTAACTTCAGTAAATCTTGCTGAATTAAACCAAATTATGGCAGATCAAAAAGGAGTCACTGTTAACGATTTAGCACTTAAAGACGAAAACGGTAATACTGTACCTGTCCGCTCAAGTGCGTCTGATACACCTGTTGATGCAACTGCTTTGTACTCAGATGAACCAGCAACATCACAGACAACAGATGGCGTATTAAGTGACGAAGATTTAGCTGCTCAATACCGTTCACAAGCAGATGCTTTGTTTAAAGAAGCTAAAAAATTGCGTGAACAAGCAGAAGAACTTTCACCTACAAAAAAAAGAAGTAGCAAAAAATCAACTGAAACAGCATAATGAAAAGAAAAGAATCGTACTGGCAGGAGATATTCGATACTGTTGATATGAAATTTCTGCCAGTAAACTATATGAAATCGATTGAAGTTGAATTCATATCTGGAGAGCTGTGGGAAATTGATTTAATGCAACAGGAAACTGAAGAAGTTCCTGTTGACCAAGTTTTAGATGATTTTTTTGAAGAATATGAAGAAGAAATTAAAGAAGTTAATTTTAAAATGAATTTTGAGAAAATCAAATACGATATATCAAAACGTACAACTAAATTCCTAAAACATAACAAATAATAAATGCCCTACAGTGATAAATACAATGTACGATAAAAATAATTGTCACCTAGGAGATATTTAACATGGCTTTGCGACTTAGACGCGGTACTGATGCAGAACGCTTACTAATCACCCCAGCAGATGGGGAAATGATCTGGACAACAGATACACAAGAATTATATGTTGGAAACGGCTCAACAGTGGGCGGTATTAGAATTACAGGCGCATTAAATGATAGTCCGGAAGCCCTAACAAGAAACTTAGATCTAGCTACTAATACAATTTTTGGTTCTGGCGATATAAACATTGCTGGACAAATTACTACATCAGGATCTATTACTGCTACAGGCACGGTGACAGCCGGTAGTTTGGTAGGTGATGGTAGCCAGATATATAACCTAAGTGCTGCAAACCTAGATGTAAGTGACTTAGTTGTAGAAGGTGGAACTTATTATCTTAACGTTGTAGGCCCAGACAGTAGTATTGTACTTGATGCATCGACAGGTGATTTAGATGTAAATGATGTAAATACGGCCACTCTTGTAGTAAGTCAAGATGCAAGTATTGGAGGCAGTGTTACTGCTAATCAATATTTTGGCGATTTAATTGGCGAAGTACATGCAGAAGATAGTACAATTGTAATTAATAGATTTGGCGAAATTTTTTCAGATCTATTAACATCTACAGTTTCTTTAGAAATAGCAAATGCAACAGGCGGATCTGTTTTGCAGCAACCTACTGAAGATACTGAAGCACAACACAATTTTGTTAGAAGGCACAGTGATACATTAACAGCTGGCGATAATGCAGGTAGATTAAGATTTAGAACATTAGATACAAACGATGACACAATAACAGATCATTGTGATATAGTAGGCGGTGTATACGGTGTAGCTATTAGAACAGATTTGGTAAATGGCGGAGGTATTAACAAGTCAGCTTATTTCCATGACGGAAAATTAGGTTTAGGAACCGCTCCCCAAACAGATTATAGATTTACTTCAAACGGAAATATTAATGTACTGGAAGGAAAACTTACTTTAGGTTCTGTAGAAACTAGCGAAGTTGGTACACCAGTAAATGGTGATGTAGTTTATGCTCCGGGTGCAGGTAGAGTTTTCTTTAGAGAAAATGGAGCATGGGTATTTCCATTAACAGCAAGTGAAAGTGCTGTTTATTTAGAAAACACACTACCTATACAACAAGCCAACTATAGCACAACACAAATCGGATTAGGATTAAGTGGTGCACAAGAAACAGGCGTGTTACTTTTTAACACTACCGAAAAACAATTGCAAGTTTACAACGATGGTTGGAAAAATGTAGCAAGCGATGGCGGTGTGTTTAAAGGTGATGTCAACGGATCTGTAGGATTAGATGATAGTACTACTATTATTGATGGCACAGACGGTAAAATTACTGCACCAAATACTGTTACATTTGGAAGTTTTTCTACAGCAGAAAGAGATGCAATAGTAGGACCACAAGGCGGAATGGTTATATTTAATAATGTTACTGCCAAGTTACAAGTGTATAACGGAAGTACATGGTTAGACTTACACTAAGGTAAGTCTAACATTTTTTATCTATCAAAAATTTCTATTTTTTGCTTCGGTTTAGTTGGAAAAACAAAATTATTGTTATGATGTTCTCTACGGTTTCTTTCTTCATTTTTAAAGCCGATACCCATTAATAGCATAATATTATTTTCTGCATTTAGGATGTTTTTAATTTCTTCTGCATCATAACAACTACAACAACCTGTATTAAGTCCGAGCATACTAGCAGTCAAATTTGCATACCCAGCTGCAATACCAACTGCAACATGAGTGTCTCTAATTAAATTTTCTACAGATTTACTTGTTAAAGATCCTTTAACTTTTTTCTCGTACCACTCGTCGTTTCTTACTTCGTCATCATTTACATCAAAAGGATTACTTGCTTCAAAAGCTAGTACTAAATTAGCTAAAATTTGACTATTTGTTGTACTCGCTCCAGTTTCAAAATTATATGTAAATCCGTCAGTATTTTCGTGAATAGATTCTATAATATTTCTATCTTGAATAAAATGTACTTTATAAAAAGCCATGTTTTGTTTGCTAGGACAATTTGCTACTGAATGTTTTAACAGCTCTAAATCATCCTCTGGAATCTGTTTATTTAAATCCCAGTTTCTTTGGCAGTGTTGACTACGTATAACTGCCTTTTTAACATCGTTGTATGTGGTTTGCATAGTACTCTCCTATGCAATTATTTATCTATAATTGTTGCTACTAAATGTATGCGATCTTCTCTACTAGAATTTATAGCAGTATGATGTACTGTTGTGTCAGTGATATACCATTTATTTTGTTCTAAATGCATCATTTCATCTTGTATAATCATTATGCAACCTTCTTGTGTTTTTAAGGGAAAATGTACTCTAGGATGATCATCTTTGTGCCAGCTCATACAAGTTTTTGGCCTACTTCGTATTAGTCGTACCCTACCTACAGTAAATTTTTCTTTTAATGCATTATATACGATTTCAAAAGGTGTATCTTTAAATTGTGTGCAAAGAACTGTAAAATCTTTTTCTTCTACTTTGTCTTTTCTCAAAGGCACAACCATTTTTTCTTGTTTATGATCGTAGTAACTATTGTCCCAATCAAAATGAAGACTTCCTCTTCCAAAATTATAATTTTCTTCTTTGCCTACGATAGAATTTAAACATATTTGATCAGTATCGTCTTTATATACTATTTTTCCTAGTTCTATTAACTTTTGTAATTCTTTATACAAATCATATGTAGGTAAATCTAATTCTTCAAATTTATTCATTTACTTGTTCCATTAACAGACTTAAATCCAAAGTGTTATTTTTATTTTTGTTTTGAATTTGTAAATAATTCTTCAAAACATCATTATCAAGTTTTTCAGTTCCAATGGTATTTATACATACATCAAACCATTTCATTACATCTGATTTATTGATACATTTTATATTTTTCTTTTCAAATATATTTTTTGCATCTTCTATGTATTTTATAAAATGTTTTGGCACTTTGGCTAAACTAAGTTCAAATGGTAATAATACAAAATTTGGATTAATTAGATACATTTTGTTACAATTTGTTACATGATTTATGTAATTGGGGAAATCTTTAACTGTAAGCAAATTCACAGTAGGATTGAAACTGATACACAAAGTTTTTTTATGAGATGATAAAATGTCTAAATTATTATTCCATTGATCCCAATCCGAGCCATGTCTTACATTTTCAAATATTTTTCCAGTTGACTCACCGCTGAATCCCCATACCCAATTCCATTTAGTTTGTTCCATATATGAAATTAATGTATCTAAAATATTACTGTGCATATTGCCATTGCTAGTGGTAACCATAATTATATTTGTATCATTTGCATTTGTTTTAATCAAATTTTTAATAAATTGGTGATAGCCTTTACTTAATGTTGGCTCGCCGCCTAACATATTAATACGCACTTCTTTATTTTTATTGAGTAGTTTTTGTATGTAATTTGTAACAACTTCAACATCTTTTTCGTCGTGTTTAGTAATACTGTTTACTAAATTTTTTTCTTTTGCAATTGTACTGCTGTCTATTTCACTACAATACACACATCCTAAATTACAAACATTATCAAATTTCAACTCAATAAATTCTACTAAACTATCTACATCTTTATTTACATCGATTGGTTTGTTATACAAATCTCTATATGAAGCATTTGATTTGTTATCATGATTCCAACAATAATTACACTGAGCATTTTTTATGTTGTTTAAAGATTCAAGTCTGCGAGTAACTATTCCTTCACTATGATTTATAAAATTTTCATCTAAAATATGATATTTTTCACCAATTGATTTACAACAGTGTTTTATAATTTTCTCGCCAAAATCAATGTTAATGTCAGTCCAGCTTTTCGAACACAATGCCATAATTCAAACTCAATCCTATTTTAAAAGATGCTTCTTTTTTAAGAAGATTTTCAGCCCAATGTATTCTACAACTATCAAATACAATAATATTTCCTGGTTTCCAGTCGTGCTCAGCTTCAATTGAAAGCCTGTCAAATGTGCTATAAGGAACAAAATATGGTTCGCTTATGTGTTCGTTCCACCATTTTTCGGTTATAACATTTTCTTTTTCTAAATACTTTACACCATATTTTTCATAATCGTAAAGAAAGTAAACACCACAACTTTTCTGTCTTGCTACTTCTCTATCTAATGTATCTATACTGTTACAACCATTACGCATACGAGTGCTAGGACCGTAGAAATATTGATTTGCAGTGTATAACTTAGGAAAGTTGTCCGTATCTATTTCAATAGGTACAACAACACTTCTAGTGCCAATTACTCCTGCTTTTTCTTCGTCGGCTCTAAAGTCTCTGTTGTCAACATGAACATCGTGTGGAGGATGATTAATACAGAATGCAGTATCACCGATTAAAATTTCATTTTCATTTAAGTAGGGCTCAATATATTTTTTACTAAAGTCTTGAACAAATTTTTGTCTGTGAACCATTCCATCTCGGTACCAGAAAATTCTATCTTTAGGTAATTCATCAGGTAAATCAAGAAAGTTTTTGACAAAATCTTTACACTCTAGTAGTACGTCACTCGGAATAACATTTTCCAAACTTACACTTGGATTTTCACTACCAATTGCCTTTTCAACTTTGTCATTTAATGCCCATGCATCTTCATGACTCATTGGTATGTTCATCAATTCTCCTTTTAGGTATTTTACTATCAGCACTACTAACACAAGACTTAGTCATACATGGCATAGGTTTATCAAATAATTTAAAACCAGTTTCTATATTGCCAAGAGGCACATCATGACAACTGTAACTACGTTTAATACTGCCATCGGGCTCACGAATAATAATACCTTGATATCCAGCATTACAACTCCAACCTTCGAATTTATTAAATTCAAAAGCATTAAATCTTTCTGCTTGATCCATGTACCACTTATTACCATCTTTATCAGTAAACTCTACTTGAAAATGCCAAGGTACACTTGCATCAGGTTTGCCCATAATACCTACAGGAATTTTGAAGTTTGGTTTGGGTCTACCTTCCCACTTGCGTTTTGTTTCTGTGTAGGCTCTTTGTGGCATTCCGTTCCAGAGTCTTTTAAGCATATCCCCAGTGTATCCATCAACCACTTTTGACGCAGTCGGATCCGATTGGGGTTTAAGTGTAACGTTGATTCCTTGCTCGTGGAAGAAGAGGGCGTTTTCCCAATCTCTTTCAAACCATTCCGGAACCATGACCATATTAATTGTAACTTGTACATCGTGTTCTTGACACAGGATTAATTTATCTGCAAAGTCCTGCATCTTCTCCTTTGTATTTAAGTGTTCTGTGTGCAAACTAGCCGTTATACTTGCTCTATGGAAAGGTTTTGCTTTTTCTACATAATCTTCAAACCACTTCATTGGGCGTGAGCAGTTTGATGTCATATGTATGGAAGTATAATTAGTATTAGGCACATCATTAGCCAAGTGACCAAGTATGTCCAAGTACCCTGGATGAAAGGTAGGCTCGCCGCCAGACAGACTAAAATGGAAACTGTTAAAACCGTTATCACGTGCTTGCTTCTTTATCTCATCTATAGTTGCTAGACACAACTCAGTTGGTCTATGATCTTTTCTGTCACTTCTTGCATAAGGCCAACAGTAACTACACCTATAGTTACAAAATCTTCCTAGTAACCAAGATACCGTAAAGATATCTCGGTAGAGGAGCGTTCGTTGTCCCACTTGGATAATGTCATTAAAAGGTATTTTAGTAAAGTCATAATTAGACCATTTTAAATCTTCAGTCATATCTATAGTATACTATCTTTAATTATTTTGTCAATCAAATTCTATTATGTCCAACAGTTGTTAACCAAGGAAATGTTTCTTGCCAATTTGTGCCCCTACGTTTATCAAGTTCTGTTAGGCGCCATTTAAGCATTTTTATAGCTTCGTAATCTGCAGGTGTTTCGTTTATTTCTTTGAAAATAGTGTTAACATAATCCATATATGGACTGTTGTTTCCTTGATACATTATTTGATTTAATTCTTTTAGTTCATCAATTACATCATCGTAAAACCCTTCTGGCATAATTTTTGGATCAAAAAAATGTGGATCGTGACATCTATTATAATTTACACTTACATACCGATGTTTATTCCATTCAATAACTTTACGGACTAATGCCGGAGTAGTTTTTAGACTAAGATTAGTAACAGTCCAATTCATAGTTGGAATAATTTCTGGGCATTCATAAATTAAATAATTTATATTATCTTCCATAACTTCCCAATTATGTGGAAATCTTATATACTCACTTTCTGGTCCAAAAGTATCTACACTAATTACAAATACAACTTCTTTGACTGTTTTGCTAAGTTCTTTTAATTTTTCGCATCCTCTTTTAAAAAGTTTAGGTTTTACTTCCATATTGCTGTATATTTCTATATCACATTCCGGATTAGGATGCTTTATCATCCAATCAACACAGTCCCATGTTTCTTGTTGTATAAAAGGTTCACCGCCTAATAAATCAAACGCTTTAAGACTGCTATAATTGTTTTCCATCCATTTGTAGAATTTTTCCAGTCTTTGTTCGTACGTTTTTTCTTTTATATCTACATCTTGTATAAAACTATGTTTAGGTTCATATTTTTGCATTTCTTTCACCCAAGCACTGCTATACTGAGGCCCACAATAAACACACTTTAAATTACATTTATTATTAAAATGCATACTTACTTGTGTAGGTTTTATACGAGTGGCAGTTGGATTATTAAAAAGTTCTTTTGGAACATATCTTTTGTTATTGTTATTACTAAGCCATTGCATCCTATCGCTAGTTCCGCCTATAGCTTCTTGATCTCGACAATGTTCGCAACCCCATCCATCACTAGGCCAATCGCCATTTAACATTTTTTCTCTATGTTCTACCCATTTTGGTTCATTATGAAAATCAAAATCCTCACCTATTTGATGCATTCCATTTCTGTGACAACTACTACTAGTGTTATCCCATAAACTTAATGTAACTTGACTCCATTTAAGCAAACACGCTCTATTGCCTTTTGCAGGGAACCAATCTGGGTTTTTCCATTCCTTTGTCATATATACTCTCTTAAATTCAAAAGACTGTTATCTTTCTTTTGTATTGCAGTTTTACGTATCCAATTATCTAATTCAACATCATTTTGCTGTTGTGTACCTATACGTGCTTTTAATTGTTCTAACCATTTGTACGTATGATTATATTGTCCCGCATCTAAAAATAAATCTTTATTTGTTTTGATTAATTGCAAGCATTTATCCACATGTATCTTATATGCATCATCTAATTTACTTGGATCTAGTTCGTTTGGCCAGTTTACCCAATTTCCAAAAATTGCAAGTTTGGTATCTGTTTTCCGCAATTCGTTTATGACCCAATCAAAATACTCATACATATGCTTTACAGTAAAAATATTAGGAGTAGGAGCAAGTGTTACATTTACCAATCTAGGATGATTAATATAATCAATGAAGTTGTTTTGAAAACGATTCCAATTCAGTCCATATCTTACTGACTCAGCAACAACTCCAGTAGATTCGTTACTGATGCCTAAACTAATTCCCCATTTTTCAGGCAAACTATCAAATAATGCTAAAAGTTTTTTTTGATTTTTTTCAGTTGCATTGCCATTGGTTAATACACTAAAATTTATTCTGCTATTGTAAATAGACTTTTTTTGCAAAATCATATTCATAAATTTATAAAAGTTTTTACTGTAACTAATTTCGCCACCTAAAAAACTCAAAGGTATAAACTTTTGTTTTAATGCTACATGCTCAAACCAATTTATGAAAGTTTGCATATGAGCATCATTAGGAATATTCATAACATGCTCATGTCCTAATTCTTGTGCAATCCTACTGCTACTAGTAGCATCACAATATATACATGCCATATCACAAATATTATCAAGTGTAATTTCTATATTATTTACATTGTAGTTAACACTAGAATTATCTATCCATTTGTTTTTAAAATCTCTGTATGCAGTTCCAGTTTCTTTATAACTATTCCAACAAAAATTACATGCAGGATTTTCTATACCATTTACTAAATCATCACGTAATTTTTGTATGTGTAAACTATTGTTAAAAAAGTCTTCTGTAACAACCTCAGGAAAAGATTCACGTTGACTTTTACAACAATGGCTTAATGTTTTTGCTCCAAAGTCAACATTTATATCATACCATGCTGCACTGCACAATGTTTTTGTTAATGCCATACGATATAAGATCCTATATTTTCCTGATTAGATTTATGGAATGAATTATCACTTGGTAGCAATTTATCGGCCTGTATTCTTGGATCAAAATAACTGTTAGCGTTCTCATCTTTGTAGCCCATACCTAATAACAATTTAACCTGATTATTCGGACGTCCTAATGCATTACTTATCATTGTAGGATCTTGAATACATGCACAATAACCTGTACTTAATCCTCTACTTTGTGCATTCCAAATAATAAAGCTACTGGCTATACCTATTTCAATCATTGCTTCTTCCAAAGCATTATCGTCAGGATTATTAGATATCCGTGGAGTAAAACAAAATAGATAAGGTGCTAATGTTTGAGGATTTCCTTTATCTGTTTGTGCATCATGTTTAAGGTCTCTCCAGCACCATTCAAAAATATTATGTCTCAACTCAGGGTCCTTCCAATCTAAAACATCAAGATAGTAAGGCATTCTATTTTGTTTACTAGGTGCGTACATGTGTAAGTCTAACAATATATCTTCAACTGTTTCTTGCGTAACTTTTTTATCTAACCATGTAAATGTAGTTTTTCTTTCTTTAATCAAATCACTAAATTCTCTAGTGTAGTTTGCTTCTTCTAGTTTTTTAAAATTATCTTTTAGCAACTGCATTGCTTCTATCATAATTTCAACATCATCTCTATGGTGTTTAAGTAGTTTGTATAACTCACCTTCTATATAAGCATAAACAGCTAATTCTACTCTATGATCAGTTAGGACAAGTTTTTTATTTTTTACAAATTTATGAGAAATCTCGTTAATTAATTTTGGATCTTGATGCAAAATACATCTAGCTATGCCCCACAAAATATATTTCAAATCTCTTTTACATCTACAATTGTCTGTTGTTCTTTTTGGAAAGTTTACTTTTCTAAAAAACATTCCCCATTCGGATAAGTCATCTATTTTTTTGTGTAATTTATGATATGCAACAAGGCTCATATTTTCTATTCTCCGCAGTATTTAGCACTAAATATACGTATATAATGAAGAAAAGGATTCGACATGTATACAATTACAGAATGGGGAGTAAGCAACGAACCGCCAGAGATATTTGCAGAACGTAATAAATTTCCAGCTAAACCAAAATATCCACAAAACTTAAAAACATCTCGTGAAATACACATGAGTGATCAACTAGACTTTTTACCTATTACAGGTTTTGAAGATGCTGATTGGGAGAAAATGCTTTGGGAAGCTAAAAGATTAGAAAAACACTATGTTCCTCATAGACATCATGAAAGTCACAGCGGTTGGAGTAGTTTGTGCATCCATGGCTTGAGTAGTGTACACACAGAATCTCATCATACTTACGGATACAATGACAGAAAAGACGCACCATACAGGTGGACCGACGTAGCAGACTGGTGTCCTACTATTAGAGATTTTTTTGAAAACAGATTTGATTACAAACAGTATGACAGAATACGTATTATGAAATTATCTCCAGGAGGCTGGATTATTCCACATAGAGATAGTATTACACTAGACGAAAATCATATCGGTCCTACTAATATAGCATTAAACAATCCAGAAGAATGCCATTTCTACATGGACGAAATAGGCTATTTGCCTTGGGAACAAGGACGTATTATCAAGTTAAATCTCTATAATATACATTGTGTATATAATTGGAGCAATGAGGATAGATATCATATTATTGCACACGGCAGGTTAGGTGACGGTTGGAACAAACGTATTGAAGAAAGTTACCATCACTGGAGAAAAATTTATGCTTAATATACAACATGCCGTTGTTGTACCTAAAAATATAAAAAACAATATTGATCGAGACCTTTATCAAAGCTGGATGTTGTATTATCAACGTGGACATTATGTAAAACAAAGTGTTGAGCAGCATCCATTTGTATGGGCAGAATCAGTAGATGACATATTAGATATAATTGCTGACAAAAAAACTGAATATCTAATTGTGACTTGGTTTGGAATGTATCATCACGATTTTTGGCATATTCATAAAATGTGTATATATGATATAGAAAGTCATAAAACAGAGTGGAGTGTAATACACGACAAAAAATCTCCAACTATACAGATAATAAATTTAAAACATTGGCGAGAAAAAGGAAAACCCAAGATTGCTGATTACATAAAATCAGATAGTAAAAAAATCAATAACGTAATAATTAAACAGTTATTAGATTCTAAAGCAACACAAAATCCACAGGCATGGAATGACGAGTTAAATCATTTTACTAAACTTCCTATTATTAATACAAACCTTACTGATTTGTTTATTAAACTTCTTACAACACGTAATCCAAGGCACGCAAATGATCAGGATAAAGGGGTGTTTTTTCTTTATAATACAGAAGCTATATGCACTGATAAAACACATTTGAGTACCGTACAGGGCGCTATAAACACTGTTGTAGGCCCTTGTAGCATGTTTAAAGCATTTATACTAGGTAGTAAGTATATAGACAATGTAGAAAACTATTTACACTTTGATATTTTTGATCGAAATCTACTTTGGAAAAAGCTAATTACAAAAAATTGGGATGGTACAAAAAAAGGATTAGTTAAAACTCTTTCTTTGTGCAATGACGCAGGTGATGGAGATTTTGATTTTTGGAATAATAGCTCAGATAACATTATAGAGAAACAATGGAATGTGCTGTTACAAGAATTTGGTAGCAAAGATGCTATATACGATGCATGGCAAATATACAAAACAAAAAATCATTCATATGCACTTGCAAATATGTTGTTTGATGATGCTGCAATTATTAACGAATTAGAAAAATTCAATATTACTGGTATATATCATGCAATTGGTGACATTCCAGGGTTTAGAAGCAATGCATTACAGTTTGGATTACAACAAATAAACACACTTACAGCAAGTCATATTAAACGTGTTGCAAAAATAAACTCAAACTTATATTGTGATATCAAAGTTCCAGCAAGCGATTTACAAAAGTTCAAAAAATATAATGATATATTAGATGATTTGCAAAAAGATTACGATTTATTTAATTTTGAAGAATATTCGGAGTAACTCTCGAACAAATCAGTGCCGTGATAGCTATCTAAAGCGGCACTGTAATCTAAAAACAAATGCCATTTGTCATGTCTATCTTCGCTGTTCATGTAATTGAGTGTATTTGTAGCAAATTTTTTAATTCTGTCTAGTTGTTTTTGTACTTTTACTTTTTTACTAACACTTTTAACATAATCTTCAGCTTCATTTTCATACCAATGCCAAAATTCTTGTGTAATAGAATCTTTTAATTCTTGTGGAAGCAATTTTATGTTTAGAGCTTCTGGATATTGCACCAAACTTGTGTGAAAATAAACATCTAATCCGCAAAAATATTTTACAATGTTAGTAAATCTTGTTATGTTGTACAAACTCACAGTACAAGTAGCACTTATATCTGTATTAATTAGTGTTTCGTTTAGTTTTTTTATGTTTTCTTCAACTTTGTGTAGATTACCTGCTGCACGTACATATTCATAACAACTAGGATCGCCATCTATACTAATACGCAACCAAATTTCTTTGAAATTTTTCCACAAGTCTAACACACTTTTACCTTTGTATTCTAATATGTTTAGGTTAGTGTTGTAACTCAAGCGTATGTTACTTGCATATGGTTGCATGTCTTCAAGAAATTTGTAGTGCTTGTCATGATACAATGGTTCGCCGCCGGCAATCATTATTTCTTCTAAGTTAGGTGCCAGCTCATTTGCTATTTCGTCTACCATTTCTTGTGTAAGACTTACATGGTTAACATCTTTTCTATAAGTTCCATATTCTTGCATCTTGTCCATTAGTGCAGGATCACGCTTGACTGCTTGTTCCCAAACACTACTATAATCAGGACTACAATGCCTACACATTAAATTGCAAATATTATCGAAACGTATTTCAACACTGCGTATATATTTTGTTGGAAAGCTATAATCTTCTTGAATATGTTCTTCTACAAACGGTTGGTTGACATAAGGAAAAGTTTGACTGCACTGCATACGTGTGCTAATACTTTCACTTTTCTCCATATCCCAACAGCTTCTACATCCAATATTTTGCACATCATTTAAACTGTCGTGTCTTAGTTTTTGCAATGCGTCATCGTTCCAAATTTCTTGTAATGTTTGAGTTCTATAATCGCCTAATTTATCAGGAAAACGCCAACAGGCACTAACTTTGCCTTCTTGTTTAATATTCAAATGAGTAAATGGCATAGGACAAAATGTTTTACTCATAGTTTTCCTTTATATTCAACACTTGTTTTAATTTGTTCCCATAACTCTGGCAATGAATCTTGCAACTTTTGATTTCTAAGTTTATCTAAATCTGCACTATACTCAACAAAATCTTGTAAACTAGTATTTGTATTTTTATTGAAGCTACTAATAATATGTTTTATCATATATCTAAACCGTACAAATATTTCATATTCATCTAAATTTTCTACACGTTTAGAATGTTTTTTAATTATTTCATCTAATTGTTCAATCACTTTTTCTTTTTGCGGTAACATAGTGCTACTTAAATAGGACGGAGTTTGTAACATAGTAGGACTAAATCTTGCAATTTCGTATATGTAACTTACGTCAGTTCCGTGTTTATTTTTTCTAGTATATTTTGAATACAAGTTATTGTCAACGATAAACTTTTCTCCGTATATTTCTTCTTGTAAATTTTCCCACCAATTCCACATTTTCGGAAGTTGAAGTATATTGTACAAACTAATAGTTGGAGAAAACACTATATCAAAATTACTGTGATCTTTAGCAATACTTAACCACTTTTTTGCACTTTCTTCAACTGTTGACCATTTACTAGGATATCTTATGTAATCATTAACTTCATCTAATCCGTCCACGCTCAAATATATTTGTACTAATCCAAACTTTTTTAACCTATCAATAATTTTTGCTTTTGGCACCCAACTACAATTTGTATAAATTTGCAGCATTATATTATCTGTGTATCCGCTTTCTATTACTTTATCTATAAATGGTATAAAGGTAGGAACAATCATAGGTTCGCCACCTGTCATTTTAATTAATTGCGTTTCTTTGAAATCATCAGCAGTAAAATTTAAGTTTAATATTTGCGGACGCTTACTAAAATCAAATCTATCTTCATATTTTTCTGCTAAAACTTTATCATCAGCATCCCAAGTTGTACTTAAATCACTACTACACATTCTACAAGCTAGATTGCAGTATCTACCAGTTGTTAATTCTAAGTATTTAAAACTTAGTTCTTGATTAACATCTATTGGACGAAATTCGTTTTGTTCATTCCATGCATTATTAGCATTAAATCGCATACTAAATTTATCGCCAGCATCTTCTCTGTCGCACTTGTAGCATCCTGGTATAGTGTTTCCTTTGAGCATATCTGTGCGTAATTCGTTCCAAAAATCACTTTCCATAATTTCTTTAAATGATTTTTCTTTTACATTATACTGAGACATTGTAGGATTGCCTTTTTCGTCTCTATATGCTGCGTTCATATGGTCAAATCTACAACAAGGTTTTGCTTGTCCGTTTGGTTTGAGTTGCATGTGTATCCAAGGATATATACAAAAACTATTTTTTACTACTGTCATTTACATAAACCGTTTTGTTTTGAAATTGCTTTCCGCATGTTCTAGCACAAGTAAGCAATTTACCTTCTGCAATACTTTTTAATTTGAAACGTCTTTCGATATCATATAAGTTTTCTATTGCTTCTTCTGGTGTAACTTTATGCAAGTCTACACTGTTCATATCAAACTCTTTGTTAAACTGATAAGCGCCAGGACTGTCGTGATGTAATGTTCCTAAAAAACAACAAGGCATCACATGACCAGTATGTGCTAAAAATAATTCTTTCCAATCTTGTATTTGACATTGTATTTCTACATTATCAAAAGGCGACGGCTTATCTAACTTAAACTCAAAAGTCGCAGGACCAGGATAATGGTGCTGTTCGCCAACATTTGGATGTCTATATTCTGGTGTTTCAGGAGGTTCTAAATCATATAGACGTTCACCATCTTCCATTACTGCCCAGTTTTTGTGTCCTCTAAATTTTTGAGTAACTTTTAATCTAAAATCCATACCAAGTTTTGCAGCAAGTTCTTTAGCTTCTTCTACTTGATGTTCATTATGTTTAAAAACTATAAATGTCCAAGCACCATTACCGCCTGCTTCTTGGAATGCATTTACATTTTTCCAAACTTTATCCCACACAACGCCACGTCGATACAGATGATTTGTATCTTCAAGTCCATCTATTGCAAAATGCACTCTTGTGTTCATAGCACCTAATTCAGCCCACCATTTTGTGCTTCGATACCCTGCATTTGTATCAATAGCGACATCTACATCATGTTTTTTAAACCATTTTACATAATCTACAAGACTTTTGTTAAGACAAGGATCTCCATATACACCACTAAAGTAAACATGATCTAAATTGTTTGTTCTTTCTTCAGTAAAAAATTTAAAGAACATTTCATCCTCTAAATCCATTGTGTTTAAACCAGGTTGTAAATATCCATCTGTAGTAAATCTACTGCACATAGGACATTTGCTATTACAACGTCCGCTTGCTTCTATATGTACACGTTTTAAATTAGGAACCATTAAAGTTTCCTTGTAGTCATTAAACTTAATCCAGCTTTCATTGTAACTTTGTATTTTGGAAAATCCATACCACTGTGTGCTTGACATCTATCAAATGCAATTATACTGCCTCTGTCCCAGTTATACATTGCTTCAAAGTCAAAGCCATCTAACCAACGTGCTGGAAAATGGCTTAAATATTTTTCTCGCACTTCTGGGTCAAACGGTTTATCCCAATCTACTTCTTTAATGCTTCCATCTTTGTTATAACAAGTCAAATTGTCATAGTTACGCACTGTATAAAAAACATCTGTGTCATATTTGTTATCACTTTTTGCAAAGTTAGTTCCAAACTTGATAAATCTATTGTCAAACAAACAGGTACCTGCAGGGGGTATTTTATCTGTACCTTTGTATGTTTTATTTGTATGTCCAACCCACAACGGAATAATAATTTGTCTACCTGGTACTAGCCCGCGATCCATAAGATATTCTGGACGACCTGTATCAATATGCAAGTTGTATGGACTTGCAGTCATAACAAAATTACCTTCCCACATGCCTGTTTGTTCTAGTTCTGGTATATATTTTTTCCACTTATCAAAAAACTTGTCTTCAATAGCAGCGTTATCACTGAAAAAATGTAGTGTACCTGTTTCTTTTACACGCATCTTGTCATAGCGTTTGAGCATGTGTTCTTTGAGCCATTCAAGTTCATCTTCATCCATTACATCATGTACTTGAAAACTATCAGTCCATGTAGCTTTCCATGCTTCGTGATATTCTTCTGCAACTTCAAAATCTATTTTTGTATCTGGATCTGTATCTAGTTTAGCTATACTCATTCTTCGTTCCAATATTTGTCTTGCATAGGATCAATACTTATTTCATTTATACCTATGTCTTTAGGTTGATCTACAATCCATTTAATATATTCTGCTGCTCGGTTAATATCTAAGCAAACTCTTTCTGGATGTTTTTTACTATTATTACTTAGCGTACCAAAACTTATGTATGTAATTTTTGGCGTTTTACCCCATACTCCGCTTATACCAAGTGTGTTACTGTAATCACGCAACGCCTTCTTTTCGGCATTGTATCTCCATGCTTTTCCGTTTTTTACACGATCGGTTGTACTGCCTATATTAATAATATGAGGACGATGATTATTTTCAGTACACACACGATATACTTCATCTAACAAATTTGTTTGATGGAATTTAAATAATGCTGCACAATTTATAAAAACATCATGTTCTAAAACTAGTTGTGCTACACGTACTTGATCTTCACGTAAACTTAAATCAAATCCTGTTGTACGACTGCAATATTGAGCATATGGGTATATTTTATGCAATGCGTTTGCTAAATTTTCTTCTAAATTTCCTGTAATGATCATATGTACTCCGAAAACATTGGTTCAACATCTAAAAGACTTTCTCCTCGTATACGATCAAGATCTTGTGTATACTTTAAAAACTCTTCCCAATGCGTATCATAATAACTTTCACTTGTCATGTATTTTATTACACTATTTTTTATATCTTGTGCTTTGTTAAAAGTATTGTCATCTAAATCTTGCTCCATTGCCCAATACATAAAACCTTCAAATCTTTTGATTATTTCGCTTTTCATTTCGTCTGGTAACACACGTATATTCAAATGCTTAGGATGGTGTGCTACGTGATGAGTAATAATAGGTCTTCTTTTAGTGCTGTTAATTTTTTTAAATTTGCTTTCAGTTAATTTCCATTTCATAAAATCTATCATATGATTTACGTTATATGCTGTAACTGTAAAAGCTAACCAACCCATTATATTAGATGGCGTGTTATCTAATAAATGTAAATTTTTAAGTATTTTATTCCATTTTGCAGGATGACGTTGATATTCTAAAACTGCATTCATTCCATCAACACTAGCACCTACTCGTACTTGTTTAAAACTTTCCCACAATTTCAAAACTCTAGAAGGCAATGTACTCATGTTGGTATTGTATTCTACAATCATATTTTTTGCACTGCCGTTTTCAATACAGCGCTCTAAAAAATCATAATGCCTTTCAATTAGCATCGGTTCTCCACCTGCAAAATAAACATGTTTTATGTTGTGTGCATTTGCTTCTAATTGTTCCCAAAATGGCTCGTATGTTGGCCAATCAAATTCAGTTGCACACAACTTATTACCAACTATTTTGATTTCAACTTCGCCACTAGTATCTTTAAATGTATTTTTTCCTGTAAGTTTTATCCAGTCATCATACCAGGCGTCACTGTCCGTAGGTCCGCACATACGACATTTTAGATTACAAAAGTTACCAAAACGCAAATCATAATATTCAATAGGTGTTTCTTCTATATCAATACTACCATCTAATTCAGTTTGAGCTTGTGCTTTCTCTAATGTAAATTGAGGCCAATTCTGTTGTTCGTATTTGCGTCTACTATTCAAACCATTTTCTTCTTCACTACGACAACGACCGCACTCTTCACTCCATTTGCCTATTAACATATTACTTCGTATAGTTTTCATAAAATCTGCGTTACGTGCATCTTGTAATACATCAACTCCAGCGTTATAAGCAGTTCCGTCCTCTTTACGTATAACACCTTTGTTTTTTGTCACGTTTGCTTGACAACAAACACGTATGTCTCCGTTTGCTCGCACTGCTTGAAAAATCCAAGGTATTGGACAAAATGTATCAGACATCTTTAAATATATCCTTCATTTCAGGAAATATTTCCTGCCAGTTTAATCCACGTTGTTTGTCGCACAACTCAATAAATTCTTTCATTTCTGGTAAGCGAACACTCCAGTCTTCACTTTCCATAAAACTTAACATACCTTCGAGACGTTTTAATCCGTACGGTGCTGCTTCAAACATGCTTTCATTAACTTTGCCCTTGTGCCAACTAGGAACACCTAGTTCCCAGTTTTCTTTCCACCAAGGATAAAACTCTTCGTACTTTTTACGCACTTCTTCTTTAAACCATTTAGGTAACACTTTTACATTAAGATGTGGGGGATGATATACAAAGTGATAGTTAATACCGCCTGCGCCAAATGGCCACATATTAATTTTACTAAACCCTTGTTCAAGTTTCCATTTAATAAAGTCTGGTAAGTAATACACATTTAACGCTTGTACTGCACAAGCAATAGTAACTTCAACATTATTGCTAGTTTCTTTATCTAATATGTGGAATACTTCTTCTGTGCGTTTCCATTCACTAGGATAACGAATATAGCTATTCATTTCGTGTATACTATCTACCGAATAGTGAAAACGCACCAGTTTGAATTCTTTCCATAAATCAAATAAATCCTCTCTCCATTCAACTCCATTTGAGTTATAACGTAGTTCAAGATCTTTTGCAATACCTTGTCGAATTGCTTCTTCAAGTATCTCATAATGCTCCTCAATAATTAAACTTTCGCCGCCAGCAAAATATATTTGCTGCATATTAGGCATTTGCTCATAAAACTGTTCCCAAAACGTATCATTCTGTTTATGCCAGTTATAACTACTACCATTATAACTGCCTTTGTCTTGCCATTGCATTGTTTCTTTTAGAGATTCATTTTTTACATCTGGAAAGATCTTTTTATAATCTTTTATCCAACCCGAACTATCGTGGGGACTACACATTACACAAGCTAACTGACATTTGGTTCCAAAACGCAAATCAATGTATGCAAGCTGAGGAGGCACTTCGCCATCATCAGTTGTGTTAGCAATCAAATCATCTACATTTACACGTTGACTCCAATACGCTGTTTCCCACATGCGTTTTGAATTGTGTCCTGCTGCTTCTTCTTTATAACATTTTAAACAACTAGGCGGCTTTTCGCCATTCATCATTTGCTTACGCACATTTTTCATGTATTTGCTGTTCCAAGCAGTTTGGAAATCTGTTACGTTTAAATTGTTTGGTTTACCATCATCCGTTTTTAAGATACCAACTTGGCCACCATGCTCTTTATCGTTTGTTGGTCCAACGCTACTAGCGTTTGCTGTACAACAAACACGCATACTTCCGTCTGGTCTTGTGCTTAGATGCACCCATGGAAGGATGCAAAATGTATCTGATACTTTACTCATACTGTATTTATTCCATTAACTGCGCACTTAATTATTTTCTATTTGATTTAAAAATTGATGTGCAATTTTTTCAATTTTTATATATTTGTCACTAGTAAGTCCAGGAGATCCATAAGGCATAGCAAAATCACCAAATATATGAACAGTATTTGGTATTCGACTAATTAAATAATCTTGTGCTCTAGCCCTATCTATCAGACTATGGAAAATACTTGTAGGTTTATAATGATAAACATTACTCAACCAAAGTATTTTATTTCCTTCAACATTTAAAAAATCATGTATTTTATTCACTTGATCTGTATGCTGTCTAACAAGTAAATAGTTTACTCTTTCAAATTTAACTTTGATATTATCTCTAAATTCGGTCCACCAAGTACACCACTCCTCAAACCCTCCCCAGTGTTCTATAAAATCATTATCAAAATCGCCAAAGTTTTCTGCTACAAAGTTTCCATTGTATGTACGTGTATCTATACTTTGAATAAATTTTTTGTAATCTCTACCATCCCATGTTTCATACATTTTACGCATTACATACAAACTAAATCTATCATAGTCTGCAAACATTAATTCAAAATCCTTTGTGTATCCTATTTCTTTTATAATTTTTAAATGATTTAATCCTGCTGCAACTGTAACCATTCTACTTAGAGGTTGCGCATTAGTACAGGATTTAACAAACCTAGAATTAGTATTGTTTGTATCAGTATTGTATACATAAAATTTACTTATTAACTGTTTTTCTGTAAGCTGTGCTAATTTATCACTAGTATCATCAGTGTCTGGATACAAATAAAACTTGCTTTTTCTAACATAATTATCAAAACTTCTAATCGTATATCCAGCTTTTAAAATATCATTTACAATTTTATAACCACGCTTACAATTTTTATATGTATTTGTAAATAAACTTGGCGCAATCCAAAATGGAGTGTATTCATCGTGATGATTTTCTTCACTTCTTGTTGGCTCAATCAATTCTATACTATCTTCGTGTCTTGTGAAATCACAATCGCTAATTTCTTTTAATTTTTTTGTATTTAGATAAAATGCTTGATCATGTATTTCAATATAACGTTCTTTTCTATCTAGTATGTGCCCTACTAATATATCATCTTCAACTAAAAAGCTATCCAAGGTTTCTAGGAATCTTCCTTGTACTTCTAAATCATTACCCATATTAATACATACTAAGTGTTCTACATTATTTTTAACGGCATATTTAATAGCTTGCTGATGGCTCAAAAACTTTTTAATATTTTTTAATCCTATTTGAGCTCCTAATTCTACCCACCAAAATTCAGTTAAATTTTTACTAACTCCTCTGGCTATATCATTGTTTGCTAATTCGGTATTATCTATAAATGCTACTGTATAATTACGCATCATGCTTTGTTTTCCTTTTAACTGTGCAAGTATCTGCACATCTTTTTATTTTATCACATTTGCCTTCGCCTACTTTTGCTTCAAAACTTTTTATTAAATCATTTTGAAAAAATTCGTGTTTGACGATTTCATCCATTGTATAATATTCTAAGTTGTTAAAGTTATCTCCATAATTTTTATTGATACGGTCGGTCATATGATTGTACATTCCGTGATTCATAAAATAACCATTATGTAAAAAACAACAGGGCCAAATTTTACTATCATAACCCATAAAATACATTTTACGTTCTAAACTATGACAACTTATTTCAAGTTTTTCTTTTTCTGTATAATCTTTTGGCTCAAAATCATCATCCGGTAACGGCTTATTTTTTGCCTTTTTTACCACTACACTTTCAGGTGTTTCGGTTTCGCTTATATGAGACAAATCGTATCTTTTATGAAAACTTTTAAACCCCATTTTATAAGCTAATTCTTCTGCTTGATCAACTTGATGTTCATTCCAAGGAAATATCAAGTATTGCCAAATAACTCTAGCACCGCTATCAATTGCTGCTTTGGCATTTTCTATGATTTTATCAAAATCGGTCTTTTGTCTATATATATGATTTGTATTTCTCAATCCATCAATACTAAAATGCAAACTGTGATTAGGAAACTTTAGTAATTCTTTGCCTATTTTTTTAAAATATTCAGGAGAACGTAAACTTCCATTTGTATGCACACTAGTAACAAAATCTTTATTAATTTTACTAGCTGTTGACAAAAATTTATCAAAATCTGGATGCATTAACGGATCATCAATTGTTCCACAAAATTCTAAATCAGTAAGTGTAGACATAGTTTTTGATTTCAAAAGTTTTTCAAATGTTTCTAATTTTACTAATTGTTTTTTTGGTATTACTTTTTTTGTTTCATTAAAATTTATTGTTTCGGTCCTATGACAACCTAAACACAATGCATTACACATACTACTTAATTCTAATTGTAATATTTTAGCATTACCAAACATTAATCATTTTCCTTAATTTTTAAAGAGCCATTTTTAGGACAATGCCTAAGGCATCCTACATAAGGATTTTTTGTTCTCCAAGTCATATAAATTTTATTCCAAAGTTTCATAATTTTTTTTGGGTGATTGTTTTGTAATTTTAACATTTCGTAATCGTCACCAAATAAACTTCTTAACTCCTGCTCATGATTAGAATGAGTTGTTAAATAACAACACGGTAAAAATAAACCATTTATTTCTACAAAGGGGTGTAAATTTTCCATACACATAGGTTTAATTTTTTTAAACATTTAACGACTTTACTAATATATCTGTATTGTTTTTTGGATAATTAAAATCATATCCAGCTAATTTTAAAACTTTCCAAGCCCAACGTGCTGAAAAATCAGGACGAAGCCATTCGTGCTCACTCACATGCGGCCAGTCAAACCTTATATAATCAAACTTAGCATTAATAGCTTCTTTTACTATATCAACTAACTTCCACTTGTTATAAGAAAAACAAATAGTTTTTTGATACAAAGTAGGTTTATTTTCAACTTCTAATAATGATTGAATACCTACGTCTATGCTTTGAATATCTCCGTTAACTCTGTATTTGGTAAAATTTTCTCTTGTACCATCAATTGAAAAAAATATACAATCATTTGAAGTCATTACATTGCCCAATTCATTCCAAAACGTTTTATCTCTATAACTTCCATTTGTATGCATCTTTATCTTTATTGGAAAGCCTAGGTCTTTTTCTTTTTCCCTAATAAATTGCACAAGAGGTATTAAATCAGGATAGTAAATCGGATCTCCCCAATTTCCACAAAACTCAATCGACGAAGGATTAATTTTATTAATTAATTTTGTATAATTTTTATAATCAACATGAACAGTATTTGATATATCGGCAATTTTGTTTTTTGTAGCGTAGGTCCTTGCACATTCTAAGCATCCTAATGTGCATTTATATGTAAGTCCAAAATGTAAAGATTCAATTTCTCTACCTTTCCAATTCATTTAAATTGCTCCGCAAAAGGATCGAACTCTGTGCCACATTTTTGAGCACATACTCCTAATTTTCCTTCATTTACGCTTGGTAGATGCCAACTATTTTCAATATCAGATAATAATGTTCCATTCATTACATCCTGTAAATTATTTTCTATAACATCTATGCCTTCTTTACCCCCAGCACGATCAATAAAGTCCCATACTTGTTCTACACGAGGATCAGGATGCCACCATTTATACATGCGTCCAGCAGTCCAACAACAAGGCATCATTAGTCCTTCGGCAGTGATAAAGATGTTACCTTCTTCTGCTACTTTACATTTAATTTTACAAGTATCGTAGTAATCTTTCATACTACCGTATTCTTTGGTAAGTTGTTTTTCTTTTAACAACGCAATGTTAATATTTTCTTTTTTCTTAGGTTTAGCTAAGTTTTGTGTATCTTCACCTTTGCGATTTTTTGCTTGGTGTGTTTCTTTTCCTGTTAACTTAGCAGTACTGTAAAATCTTCCAGTTTTCTTTTTAATAAATTTTTCACATCCCCAAGAATTAGCAAGTGCTTCTGCTTCTTCTACTTGATGTTCGTTGTGTGCAAAAATAATATAATCCCAACGAGCTCTACCGCCGGCATCTATAAATGCTCTCATATTACGTTCTACATTATCCCAGACAACATTCTGCCTGTATAAATGATTAGTGTCACTAAGACCATCCACGCTGAAAATAACAGCGCCCATTCTACCAAAGACTTTGGCAAGTTCACGCCACCACGTTTCATCTTTTGCTCCTGCGTTTGTGTTCATACTCAACCACATATTAGGGTTGTGTTCTCTAAAATATTTGAATATTTCTAATGTATCTCGTGCAACAATAGGATCGCCCAAATTGCCACACATAAACATTGTTTTGAGTTGTTGGATAAATTCAGGTTTGAATATACGTTTACAATCTTCTAAACTAAGCTCTGCGTTTGTTATATGAGGATTATCGGCACCACCGTTCATATTACGATCACACATAGGACATGCTGCTTGGCATCGTTGTGTTACTTCTAAATGCACAACTTTTACATCTTCATATCTATACATTATTCGTCCCAATACATTTTATTATTTTTTTGATAGAAATATTCTTTTTCTATTGTAATCATATCATCATATGTTAATCTATGATGAAATGTACCATACCCAATACTTATGCTAAAACGCACATAAGGATCTATTTTACGTTCAGGTCTCGGTCCGTGTTTTTTATACTCCACAACTGCATAACCACCTTCGAATTGAAATTCAACACCATGTTTCCAGTTATCGATTATTTTTTCAAATTCATCAATTGTAAATCTGTAACCATTAACAAGATCGTCTGTAACTTTTACACTAACATCTACTCTGTTTTGATCTTTAAACAAGTATATTTTAATAGGTTTTGTATATTTCATTCCATAACTAACTTTACTTTTTTACCAGGTCCAGTTTGACTAGGCAAATCTCCATACTCATCGATATACCATTGTATTACTGCTTTGTACCATTGCTGACTATTGTGATGTGCTTGTTTGTTAAACTGCCAAATATTGTTATTAGTTGCTTGCATAGTACTCAATGCTCTAGCACTTTCTTTTTGCAATTGTCTTAAACTTAAAATATCTAAATCTATCATGGACGTCCTATTACCATAAATCTTTTGTAACCATATAATTCTTGTTCGCCTGCATATTCAAGACGCTCCATTGGAAATTTTTTGCACATATGATCAATACTGTGTACACAATTTACATGTTCTTCTACATCAAATAAGTTATTGCTTTGTATTATAAACAACGGATCACTTTCCATTGGTCTATGTATAAACTTTTGATACCAAATACTAGGCATATGCTCTGCACTTGTGTTTAAAATTAAATCAGGCTGTGTTTTTTCAAAAATTTCTTTGTCGTTTGTATAATTTTTTACATTATAAGTACATCCAGTTCTGCTTACCCAGCCCATGTTTTTTTCATCATCACTACTACTTGCCATTGGCAACTTCATTTCTACAGATTTTACCTTGTAATCTTGTATACGTGAAAAATTAAAAATCTTGTCACTGATGTAACATGCTTCAGAATCAACATCAAAGACTCTTATTTTATTGTATTTTATAACTTGTTCAAGGAACAGTCTAACTTGTCCGTACCAACCTCCTAATACATAAACAGTATCAAATTCTTTTTGTATTTTAGACAATTCTTCCATTGCCCAAATTTTACTGTTTACTTGTCCTCTACTAAATGCATCTTGCAAAAAAATAGGGTTGTAATTATTTCTGTAATACTTGTCAAAAATATCAAATATTTCATTAGTAGTTTGTTTTCTTAAAAAATGTAAAAATTCTGCAATATTAAAATCCAATGATAATTGTATCATATCGTCTTTAGAATACATCATACTCAAAAAGAAATCTACAAGCATTTTTGATTCTTTATCATTTACAAAATCAAAATACTCTTGAAGTCCATGTAACCAGCTAATATTATCAACTGCAATTTCGTTATTTACATTCATCGTTGAACCTTTCTTCTAGCCAATCAAAGTCGTTTATTTTGGATAATGCTTCTTTATTAGTTTTATTTCTTGCGCCATATGCAGCACCAGATTTGGCACCTATGAGTGCATATTCTTTGTACTCGCCTGAGCTTTTAGTACACCAAGCAACTAATCTAGTTTGTGTTTCATTGTTTTTCTGTCTATCAATTACTCTACTACTTAATTTAACACACTCTCTAAATGCACTTTTCCAAGTGTTAAAAGGATCAGTATCAAAACAAGTATAGTTACTAACCTGCATCATTGGTACAAATTTGTTACTAATACTTGTAGTCATATCAGGCTTACTTGTATCCATGTTAATAGTTTCTTCTCTTGGAAATAATTTTATACCGCCGTATCCATATTCTAATCCATTTACAGGATTTATACTACGCCATACATGCACAGCACGTTTATTCCACCATTCGGGTATATAGTCAAAATTAAAATTATCTACTATTTGTGCATCACCGTCTACGATCCATATACGTTCTGTATCGCATAACTTTGCAGCTTCAATGTGTGCTTGGTGTATGCCTTTTACTCCATGTATACGTTTTGCTCTTGGGAATCTATCTAGCAGACGTTGATAATTTTCATCTGCATTTGGTTCTTTGTAACTTATAAAAACTATATCGCTTGTTTCAGCTATTGGTGTACTAGCAGAAATATCTGTAAATTTTTTGTTGATATAAAAACGTGCAGCTAATTCACCTGGTCCATGATGACTATCTTTAGGCATCAAACATATACCATCATAATTTTTTCCATTAAGGAAAACATGAGTATATTTTAAATCATCAGGTTTAGACTTGTACATAAAATCCCAATCTTCATTTATTTCAAGTTCAGGATATACAACCCACAGCATTTTAGTATTAGATTGAGTTTTGGCTGTAATTACAGAATCTACTGCTTTTGCAGTTATAAATCTGTTTTTAAGTTTAGTAAATTGTGGATGAGAGTTTGATCCGATAAAATAGATATCATACATAATAATAACTTAGCATAGTAAAATTGTTTTGTCAACTATTTACTGATAAATAAAAAGTAGGAGAAGAAACATGAGCATATTACCTGGGGATACAATTAGATTAAATATTACGGGCAGTGATAGCACAATTTTGGTAGATAGCTGGAATAGTGCTTTAAAAGGGCCGGTGGTAGGTAGTGACAATACCACACTAGTTGATACTGTGAATAATGTTTTACTTGGAAAGCACGAAGGTGAATTAGCTGGTAATGTAACAGCAACCAACGGAAGTGTAGTTCTCAACAGCGGAACTAATGGTACTGATGCTGTGTTTATCGGCGATGTGACCGGAGATGTTGTAGGAGACTTGTTTGGTGACGTTACTGGAAATGTACAAGGCGATATATTAGACGAACAAGAAAATGTAATGTTAGATGCTACAAATAGAACTCTTACAGTTGATAGAATTAATACTCAAACTATTAATTTAGGTAATTTAGAAGTTTCAAGTCTGAGTGTATCCGACATTACAGCAGGAACATTTAACGGTCCATTATTAGGAGATGTATCTGGTCAACACTTTGGTAATGTTTACGGTGACGTAGAAGGTAGTTTAGTGGGAGACACAATCGGTGATCATACTGGTGATGTAATTGGTAGAGGTGCTCAAACTGTTGTAGACACAAGTCAAGATATTGCGGAATTTTACGGAAATTTAAATGGCGATGTTGTAGGTAATGTAAATGGTAATGTTGTAGGAGATGTTGTAGGTAACATCACTGGGGATATAACAGGTAACGTTACAGGCAATATACAAGGCGATTTATTGAATGCAGCAGGCACACATATCGGTTTGAGTGTTACAGCAGAAGGCAATGTTTCTCTTGCAACAAATAACAACGGATCTTTGTCTTTTGGGGCAGTGGATGATACACTTACAATTAACGCAAATTATAGAGAATACAATGATTTTGTTGTTATTCCACACCCAAGTGGACCATTTGCTCAAAGACGTATGCATTACAATAGAGTAAACGCAGACGGTAAAGCAAAAGTTATACCAGGAGATTTACTAGACCTAAGAGCTATATTAGCTTATAACGGAACAGAATATAAAACTGCCGGACATTGGGGATATGCAGTTGATCCAAATTGGACTGTTCCTGATAACGCAAATAGCATCAAAACAATTTTTGGCGTAAGTGTAGCAGATGGCACTAATCAGCCAGATGTTCTCGGTCCTAAAAAATTGAGTGTAGACGGACAAGGTACAGTCGGCGGTTATGCATTTAAAGCGCATCCTATAAACAGCACAGAACGTAATGCACTTTCGGCAACAGCAGGCATGATTATCTTTAATAGCAGCACAAATAAATTCCAAGGATATAACGGCAATTCTTGGGTTGACTTAGGATAATTTTTATACTATAATGCAAGTATGTGGAAAATTGAAACCTATGATGGTTCACAAAATTTAACAAACTTTTTTATTGAAGCAGAAAAAAAGCGTTACTACAACAATAGTAACGCCGATATGCTTTTATCATCTCTTGAAAAAGAAAAAGATTCAACTTTATTCTTATTATACAACTATGAAAATATTGTAGGCTGTGTTGTAAGCCATAAGTTAACAGGCTTAGAAATATTAGGACGAAACGCTTATCGCATAGGTGCTAGAATTTGTATGCTAGGACATCTAGTACAAGGTGTACGCAATCATAACACTTTAAGAAACTTAAGAGGTGCGCCGCGGCCACATGATCACCCAAGTGCGCAATTTTTAATTCCTGCATGTATTGAGCATTGCGGCAGAGATAATCCTTTGTACATAAGCACTCACCCTAGCCCAATTGCAAAACAACGAGCTGTACACACACGTTGGGCTCCAGAATGGCGTAAGCAAGGATTTTTAGAAGAACCGATTGAACTAGAATATAGAGGAACTATACAAAGTTTTTGGAAGTTTAAGGTAGATAATTACTACAAAGAAATGGAAGACGAACGTTGGCCAGAAGCTGAAGAAATTTTGCCTTTGTTTTAACTAGCAGTATCTTTACAAGTTTCAAAAAAGTCAGCCATTTCAGGAAATGCTTCTTTAAAATTTGTATTTCTTCTTTTATCTTGCTCATTGAAAAAACGCCAAAAGTCAATACGACCTTGCATAACTTTTGCAGGATCATACTGTGTTGAATCCATGTAATCAACTACACGCCTAAAACGTTCATATTCCATTGTAGTAAATGCATCTTTACGTTCATCATCTAAGTTGTCTTTTATAAACTGTAAATGACTGTGCATATACTTCATATATTCCTGAGGCAAAATATTAATATCGTATTGTAATGGTTCTTTTAGATAAGGTGTATCAAAACTTAAACGATTCCACCGAAATGTTTCAACATCATTATACTTTCGGCGCCATTCTAATATTTTTTCAAGTAATGTTTGAAAAGTTGTAACACTGAAAATATTAAATGTAATCATTATAGTTACAGGTGCATTTGTATTACGCATAAAATAATCTAAATTACGCTCAAATACATCAATATCTAATCCGTTACGTATGTACTCAGCACGTTTACCCCAAGTGTCAATACTTGTAAACAGTTTGAATCTACGAATTTTATTTTGACTAAGCAAACTATTTACTGCATCGGTAAATTTTTCTAATTGCTTTGGTTTGCCTCCTAAATTACTGTTAACATTCAATTCTAAATGAGGCTTTGGATCCTGCTCCAACAAATCAAAAAGTTTATATGTGCTCTTTTGTATTGTTGGTTCTCCACCTGTGATGCGTAAAATAGTTAAGTCGTTGCTTAAATCAGGCCACCATTTCCAAAATGCATCTAGGTACGGATTATTGTCTTCTTCATAAATTTTAAACCAATCAACATCACATCGGTGATTGCGCACCATATCATATGGACCGTGTTGCTTAATTTCTTGATAGTATCTGCTGCTGGCTTTTGGATGACAATAACCACAACGGAAGTTACATTCATTACCAAAGCTAACTTCTAAATATTCCGGATTAACATTAAATTCTGCGCCACCTTGTTTTACAGCATTTAATCTTTCCTCGTTGTAAATACTACTGCTACGGGTTTTACGATCGCTGATATAATCAGGACCCATATTCTCAATGTTCCAACAGTATTGACAGCCTTTAGGTTGTTCACCACGCAACATTGCAGCACGTTCTTCAATTTTTTGTTTTGTATTATGAATAGCACTAGGATTTTTTAAAATAGCTTGTGTATCAATTGTATGAGGAGCAGGATGATAACAACTGTGTGTTTCACCTGTCTGAAAATAAATGTTTGCATGATACCATTTAGCAAAACAAAATGTAGGAGAAATCTGTTCGTCTGTGTATTTTGTTATACGAACTGCTTCGTCTCTTTCGCTCATCCAAGTTCCTTATCGATAAACTTAGGATTACGTACAGGATTTTGATACACTGTTTTAAAAAACTTACTTTGATTTGCATCTAACGGCTGTAATGCAATTGGAGCCTGTAATTCATTCATAAGTTCATCACCGAGTCTTTGAGTTTCATCTTCTAATGTTTCTTCATTAACCTCGATATTATTCCAATAATCGTTTAACCATTCAAAATCACGCACGTTGATAAAGTTCCAATCTGTACACATAGTTTTGTACAAACCTTCTCTTGCTCCATAAATTGCCCAACGTCCGTTATCAGCATCTGCACCTACCATTAACCATATCCAAAGTCTATGCAAATTTTTCCAATGATTGCGTTTAAAATCTTCAATATCTGGTTTTATACCTTGATCTAGTGCCATTTTAACACCTTCACGGAATCCTGCTCTCCATGCTTGTTGAGGTGTTGCATTATTGTAAATGTCACTGAATGTTCCATTCATTTGAATATATTGCAAGTCCCAACAAAAATCTACTTGTGCATGTGCATTGTCTGGATCTGCGTTTTCATGCGTTTTCATACTTAAAACTTTATGTTTAGGCCAACACTTAATACCGCCGTTGCCATATGCAAGTCCGTTTATTTGATTATAAGCAGTCCAACTTATGACTTTATCAGTTAAGTCATATTCACTTAAATCTGCTTCTTGGCTTAAAAAAGTTTCACGTATTCGATTATCACCATCGATAGTAATAAATCTTTCTGTATCACTTGCATTTGCAGCAGCTTTGTGTGCAGCATCACTTCCTTTTACACCGTGTACACGTTTAGCCCAAGGAACTTTTGTAAGCAAATCTGCATAGTTTTGTTCGGCATTGGGCTCATCATAACTAAGATAAATTATGTCATGATCAACTACTCTAAAAATATCAGTCATTGATTACCTCGTGAGAATAAGACTCTAATCTCCTTACAGTATAAACACTTACTAGAGATTTGTCAAACTGAAAATTATCAGGAAAAGGAATTGTAAATTTATCAGTTTCAAAGTTTAAAATATAATGTAAATTATAAGGATTATTTTTATCAGTAATACTAAATCCGGTAATCAAGTTTTTCATATTGACATTTATTTTATCCATATTTTGTAAAACTTTTTTACCTAATTTTAATTCCCATTGTTTTTTTATGTTATTTTGGATTAATGTAGCATCAGCATCTTCATTGTATTCTATTTTATGTAAAAAACTATCAGAGCTTCTTGCTTCTTCCCAATAATCAGTTTTATTCAACACATAATCTTTTTTTACAATATCAAACTCTACTCGATATTGATGTGTAGGTACAATACCTTTAATTAAATCTATTATATCCTTGCTATCTACTTGAATGTATTGATCACTGCTTGGTGTATTCACTATAGCCTGTATATTACCTTCGTCGTCAAATTCAATATATTTTTTTGTATTACTTTTTACTACTATTGGCATTTATATCCCCAAGTGCTTTTCGTATGTGTTTATTATTTCGTCTTTTGCAAAATCTTTTTCTGTATAATGAAATATACCACTTTGTTTAAAATTACCAACATACAAATCTAAATCATCGTTCAAGTAAACACTAATACGTGATTGCCATGATAAACTATCATAAGCATTCCATTTTTGTAACTTTGGTTTCATATGAACAAAAGTTGGAAAACTAGTATTACTTGTGATTTGATTTTCGCAGTTCATTATCTTTGCTGCGATAGCTGCACTTAAATCCATACTACATTTTTTTTGAAACGTTTTGCCTCCTGCATGATGTTTGTAAAACAATTGCCAATTATTAGTAATCATTTCTAACCAAGCATAAAATTCTTTTGCTAGAGGACGTTCTTTAAACCAATGCACTCCACTATATAAATTAGGCAAGTCAAATTGTGTAAATGCTTTTCTATAGTAATCACTTGTTACCGTTTCTCCTCTATATGTTAACACATTGCTAGTGTAATATAGATCATAATTATCTAAATAAGTAAACCATCTATCTAAATTTTGTAATATTAACATATCAGTGTCAAGCACCATAGTATTATCATACGGTGTTGCATGATATATTTTCCAACGATTGCTTATTTTCCAATCTTCTTCTGCTGCGTGATCGCCCCACGGTATTTCTACTATGTGATCAAAAAGTTGTTTATACTTCTCAGGCACAGTGTCATTAGTAATTAAAGAAACATTGCTTTCAGGATTTGTAGCATGTATACTCATTGCACATAAACACGCTTGCTTAACGTAATCTTCGTCACTATTTTGAGCTAGGAGAGTAAAGTTTTTATCCATCAATCACTCTTTCTAAACTAATTTTATTCATTACATGTATGCTTTGTTTATTGGTTTTTATTGCAGTATATTCTCCAACATGATTTTGTTTTTCTAACAACATTATCATTTTATCATTGTCAATACTCTGCAATATATCTCTATCAGTAGTAAAGTATTTTTTACCTGGTAAACTTGCAATTGTTAAATCTTCTGTAAATCCATTTAGTATATGAGCAGCAATACTAAAGGCAAAATCATTTCTATACAGCGGATTAATTATTTGATACAAACTTTTGTAATGAGTATAATTTTCTTTTACGTGTTGCACAAGATCAAAAAAGCATTTAGTTTTTTCTGTTTTTTTAAAATATACAACTGTAGCCCAATAAAACTTTATACTTGTATCAGTTACTCTATCAAATTCAGTCAAATTACGCCAATGACATAAATCTACAGCACTGCTATACATCATCAAATCTTGTTTAGAACCAAAACAATTTTTAAGTTTATCATTAGCAAGTATGTAATCTGTATCCATTACGATAGTTTCGTCATAAGGACTTAATTCGTATGCAAAATATCTATCTGCATTATTAAAGTTTGCCAACTTAGTTGCAAGATTTCCATCTCTAAATTTTCTAGAGTTATCATTATTGCTTGGCTGTAATTTAATTACATGATCAAAAAAATCAAGTCTATCATCATCTACCATATCAGTAGCAATTGATACTGGAACGTCTAAATATTTTTTTACACGTTTAGCACAAAATATAGCTTGTTTAATATAATCTAATGCATTGTTTCTTTTGGCAAACAGTAAAACACCTTTGCTCATATATCTAAAATACCTTCAACGTTTCTATTACTTTTCATTTTGTTGTATTCAACAAAGTATTCATTTGATGCTGTAAAATATGTATTCAAAATATTTTGATGAAATTCTTCTAAGTTTTCAATCTCAATAGGAATATCATTATCATCGCTTATAATTACAGATTGCTGATCACTATCTATTAAACCTTTGATAAAGTTAATTAACTCTCTTGTAACAGTAAAAGTAGCACCATTGAAATAATACACAAGATTTTCGTAATACTTTTCTTTTAAAATACGTGTTTGATTGTTTAATGTAACCATGTAGTTACTGATGTCTAATGCTTTTTCAAGACGCTCGTCCATAGAAACCTCCAATTGTGGTTACAGTATATATTATTTTTAAGTGATTGTCAACGGATATATGATTTAGGTTGCCCAAAGACCTGTAGTTGTTGTAGGTTGAGGTCCAAGTAATGTAAAGTCTGTATCAGCAGTACCATCATTTAAGGTAATAGTACTATCTGCATAAGATATTTGACTATTTGCTCTTACATCTCCAGTTACAGGTTCATCAATAGGTGTGCTAGATGGACCATCTGCTGGATTACCTGTACCTGTATCTCCATCAATTAGATCAAGCTCTAAACGCACTGATGATGCAGATATGGTTGCAGTAATACGTATTTCATTGTCATTATAAATTGAGCCGGCTCCGTTTCTTTGATAAGCTAGATACGCATTGCCACTGTTAGCAGGTCCAGCATTGTTAGTATCAGCTATTATGCTTCCTGTGCCACCGCCGCTTAAACTTTCAGTAACCCATTCGTAGCCAGTTCCGGCACTATTAGGACGCAAGAATAACCTGACTGTACCCATATTACTCATCATAGTTTGCCAATTAAGGTTTTTATCGTAACTAGCATCGCCCGCTGTGCCTATATTAATCATATCTACACTCATACGAACTTCTCCACCGGTCATGAAAAAGTGTGTCATTTCGTTTGCACTGTTCCATGTATGTATGTAGATTATGTTTAATGATTGCCAGTCAGACAAAAAACGAAGCGATCTATTATTTGCAACACTAAAGTCGCCGCTAAATTCTGTAGTATACCTATTAAATGCAGCACAAGAATTTGCAAGATCATATAACCCTTGTACACTAGCAGCATCTCCCCAATCTGCAAATTCTATTAATTCTCCAACTTGCAAATCTGCATAACCCGTGGCACTTGATAAACTTTTAACTGCACCATTTTGATGATAGTGTATTAGTTGTCCTACGCTATACAGTCTTTCAACATCAGCAGACAAAACAGTATCACTTGTAGCTGGGTCACTACCGCCTACAACATCATTAGGAATATCATTAGCACCAGTTCCGGTGCTAAATCCATAATTACCTATACCAAAATTATTTTCTAAAATACTTTTTATATTGTTAAAGTCAGTAGCTAATATTGCTGTACCTTGACCGCTCATGTACACTCCAGTTTCTTAATAGTATACTTTATTTACCTAGTTTTTGTCAACCGGTTAAATACTGCATGGATCAATTTGATTACGCACAATCTAGAGATTTTGTTTACATTGATTGGGATATGAGTAGTAGATGTAATTACGCATGCCATTATTGTGAACCAGCAGCACACGACGGAAAATACAATTTTCCTACATTAGAAAATGCAAAACTTTTAGTTGATAAAATAGCAGCAACTTATACAGATAAATTTGCTGTGTATAATTTATTTGGTGGTGAGCCAACTATATGGCGAGAAATTCCTGAGTTTTTTTCCTATGTAAAAAGCATCAGTCCAAAAAACAAAGTACAGTTGCTAACAAACGGTAATAAAACAAAACGTTGGTGGCAAAAAAATCAAAACAATATAGATAGTGTAGTTGTAAGTGTTCATGTTGCTCAGGTTAATATTGTAGATTTAGTAGACAAATTTAATGCATGTGCTGGAAGTTTTGATATACATTTTCAAATATGTATGGATATTGAAAATTTTGATTTAGCACTACAACAATATGATTACTGTTTAAAAAACTTGAACAAACACATAAGATTAGATTACAAACCTTTACGTGTAAGTTTAGACAAAGCAGAATCTATGCCTTATACATCTAAACAAATAAAACAGATGCAATCATTAATAAAATTGCCAGGTATCAAAAAAGACAACTATGGCGTTACAATGGTAGACGAAAACAATAATATTATAGACTTACAAAAACTTTTACTGGAAAAGAAAAATAAATTTAAAGGTTGGGCTTGTTGGATTGGTATAGATACATTAAACATAACAAGACAGGGCAATGTTACTATAGGTAGTCAATGTTTTCCTAATTTTATTTTAGGAAATATACACGACATGAATTTTAACATACCTTATGTTCCAGTTAAATGCCAATATGAATTTTGCAGTTGTTTAACAGATTTAACAACTAAAAAGATAAAAGATTACAAAGGCAAATTATTGGAAAACAGTGATATTTTGATATGATGGAGAAGGCAGTTCTACATAACTACCAACTGGTCTGTTTTGTCTTACAAAACTAGTAATTCTACCAGTAACAACTTCGTCAATAGGCCCTACTCCGCCTGGATCTGATCCAATGCTTTCGTCAGCAAGTACAGTTTTGAAATAAATTACATTGCCGTCTTTTCTGGCATATATTTCTAAATCGTTATTAGTATAAATTCCTGTTCCTAGTTTTTCAAAGATTTTTACGTAAGAAGTTGTTAAATCGTATATACCAGTGTTGCTTGCTGGGCTACCAGAACCGCTAACAGTAGTGCCTGTATAATCAATTGTAACATTTCCTATGTTGTTTAACATAGTTTCCCAGCCTTGTGATTTATCATCACTACCAGTCGAACCCATTGAAAAAGACATTTCAAAACTGCCGCCTGCATTGAAAAAACCATTTAGGTTATTACCACTGCTAAATGTAGCACTCCATTCGTGTGTGATACTTTGTGGTGTTCCTGTGCCGCCCCATGTGCTTGTTCTAATACTATCAATACCTGCAGAAACACCTAAATCCATTTGCGATGCATCTGCATCAAATCTATTTGTAAACAATAGAGGATAAAGTGTTTCATAAGCAGAATACAAAGACTCTGTTATCTCATTTTCATTTGATACAGTGCTAATTGTTGCAGGTATAGTTCCATTTTGGTGTGCATACACAGCTACATAATCATTATATAGTTTATTCATGTCTTCTGCATAAACTATACGAGTTTTAGGAAGCCGTTCACTTTCAACATTTTGATTATAGCCAATGCCTTCTCCACTTGGAATA